CAGGCATTTAACACAACTTTAGGTAGACAAATATGACATACGTAGGACTATTAACAGAATCACAAAAGAATGAGCTTGTCGGTCAAATGTACGATGAGGATAGTTTTTTTAATCCCATAACTGACATTGATGACAATTGGATAATTTCAGTTGAAGAGATTGACCAATGTGTAAATCCTTTATTTCAATGGGTAAAAACACTACCTTTGATTGAATATATTCCTAAACCAATAGACCCATTTCCTCCAGTAGAATAATGAAACAATTTCAACAGATACTCAAAGACAAAGGTTACTATTCAGGTAACATCGATGGAATAATCGGGCCTCTTAGCCTTACAGGAACAAAGCAGTTTATCGATGCAGAGATGGACAAACGTGGATGGGTAAAGCCTGTAAATGACCTTGTATGGATTCGCACAGACCAATCCTTTGATAATAAGTTCTCAGACTATGTTGTTCGGTTTTCGAACAGAAATGCTGATATGATTATGCCATGCTCTACTACTCCTGGAGATTTTTATATCTTCAATCCGATAACTCACGGTGGCATTACAGGAGCAGCAGTGGCTTGTGAGCAGCAAGTAATTGCATCACATAAATTTACTATATCAGCAAATTGGAAATCACTCTGGCTAGGTGCCCCTTACTTTTTCCAAGCAGGTGCAATTGAGATTTACAGAGATGGAAACAAGGATAGAAAGCTAGATACTGCAATTAAAACTAAAGGACATTTTGGAATAAACTTTCATCGTGCCGGGGCAGGCTCATTTGTTGACAATTGGAGTGCAGGTTGTATGGTTGTTCCTGATGCTAGATGGTTTGAAGCTATTAAAATATTCAATCCAAATCAATTTATTAACTTCACACTTATAGAACTATGGCATTAGGCGGTTTGCTAGATGAAGAGGAAAAAACCTTTTTGTCTAAAAAACATTATGAAGATGAAAAATTATTTACCCCAATATTAGATGTAAATGGAGTTTGGATATTACCTTTGCATCAGATATATGACAATACCAATATCGATTGTTGGTGGGTAAAATATCTCCCCATTATTGAATATAAATTATAAAACCATGAACGTACTATTTCTTCAAGTTGAACCACTCCCCTCGTACTTAAATACACTCGCAAATTATGGGGTTCTTGGCATTTTCGCCATTCTTATGATTGCCTTAATTTACTTCATGGGTAAGCAATTTTTTGTATGGCACAAGAAGAATGAGAATAGAATTCAAGAGCTTGAAAATAAACTTGAAGAATACCTGTCAGAAGATCGTACAAAACTAATGGAGACAGTTGCATCTAATAATCATGTGATTGAAAACAATACATCAATGATGAAAAAGCTTCTGAATCTTGTTGAAAGAATGGAAAAAGCACACTAACATGAAAGAAAGAAAAAAATTTAAAGATACAAAGGTAGGAAAGTTTCTTTCGGAGAAAGCTCCAAAGATTCTTCAAACTATAGGAGACATCCTTCCGAGCAATGGGAGCTTAGGTATCGTAAAGAATATCATAAATCTCTCTGATGAATTAACTGACGAAGATAAAGAGATTGTAACAAAAGAGCTGATTGAAATGGAGCAGATAATGCTAAAGGATAGAGAGTCAGCAAGAAATAGAGAAGTAGAGATAGCAAAATTACAAAAATTTGATATCTTGTTCTATCTTACAGGGCTAGTAGGTTTAGCCTCATTTTGTTTTATGATTTATGCAATCGTTTACCTCACAATACCGGCAGATAACAAAGAGGTGTGGATTCACCTTATCGGTATCACCGAGGGTATTGTAATTTCAATATTCGGTTATTATTTTGGTAGTTCAATTAAAAGAAATTCAAATTAAATCAAATGGAAAAGAATTACGTTTTACAAGAAGAGCTTGACAAAATTCAAGCAATGAATGGAGAATTTGCTAAAGCAAAGATGGCATTAGGAGAACTAGAGTTAAACAAACAAGGAATCTTAGGTCAGATTAACGCTATGCGTCAGGAGTTCTCTGAATATGAAAGAATGTTAATTTCAAAATATGGCCAAGATTCTGTAATAAATTTACAAACAGGCGAGGTCACTAAAAAAACATAAATAATGGCAAAGATAAGTACATACGCTACTACAGCACCTGCTCTTGGTGATATGCTCATTGGCACTGATGTCAATGACATGAACAGCACTAAGAATTTTACCATAGGAAGTTTGTTATCCCTACCTGGATCAACAGCATATGTACCTTATACAGGAGCCTTATATAATGTTGATTTGGGAGCTAATGATATTACGGCATTTGCTTTTGTGAAACTAGGAGGGCTAGGAACTGAATTTCTCATGGCAGATGGTTCAGTTGATAGCACTGCTTATTTGCCTGTATCTACTGCCGCAACAACGTATGTCCCATACACTGGAGCAACAGGTAATGTTAATTTGGGAATTCACAAGCTTACATCTCAAAGCTTAGAGGTAACAACCGATGATGTGATAATGCAAGGTATCCAATGCTTCTCTGGTGATTACTTTGGAATAGGGAACAATGGATTTACTGCATCAGGATTCTTGGTTGACTTTGTCAATAACAGGTATTTTCTTGGGGATTGGGGCAATGCTGTTAATGGCACCTATATCAAAGTTGACGATGCCAACAGCCGAGTAGAGATAAGTAAAGCTATCTATACCAATGCTAGTACAGGCACAGCAGGTCAGATATTGACAAGTCAAGGAGCAGCACTTCCAGCAACTTGGGTAAATCCTACATCTTTATATTCTGCAACATTTTTTGATACTACTACACAAAACAATGGTGGTGCTACTGTAGCCAATCAGGTTACAATCAATTCAACGCAGAATGCAAATGGATTTACATTAGGTCCTAATGACAGAATAAATGTTACTAATGCTGGGACATACTTTTTTAGTGCTAGTATGCAGCTTACATTTACAGGAGGAGCGTCAAACTATAATGTAACCGTATGGTATACTGTAGATGACATAATTGTCCCTAACTCTGCATTTACTTTTACTACAACAGGGGCGCAAAACGATCAAACATTAGCTGTTATAACAGATACTATAGCATTAACCGCAGGGCAATATCTTAAATTTTATTGGTGGTCACAGGCTACAGGAATGAAACTCCTTGCAACTGCCGCAGGAACAAGTCCAACAAGACCTCTATCCCCATCTGTAAATGTTTCTATATTTAATGTTGGGTAATGGACGTAAGGAAGATATCGATAGGTGCTGATTATAAGAACGCAATGCATTATGTTGTCGGGCAGAAAGTCTTAGGCGATACTAATGAGATTCATCTTATAAGAAGAGACCAATCGGGAGCTATCCGAATCTACATAGTAAATAAGAAGCAGGAAGTAGTCCTGTGGAAAGAATTTAATGACACTATTCCAATTTCAATCGAATTTAATATAGATTTTTAATGAAATCACCGACTCAGTTTATAGTAAAGCCTGTAAATGGGAGTCGATATAACAACACAAAAAGTATAGCTGGTGTTGAGTTCATTGTAAACACCTCTGAGGAGGAGTCAAAGTTCTCAAATCGTTATGCTGAGGTTATAGAGACACCTATAGATTACAGCGGTCCAATAAGACCAGGTGACACCTTAATTGTCCACCATAATGTCTTTAAGTTCTACAATGACATTAAGGGAAGACGCAAAAGCGGTAAGAGCTTTTTTAAGGAGGACCTGTTCTTTATTGATGAAGAACAGTTTTTTTTATATAAAAGTGATGGCAAGTGGAACGCATATGATAGGTATTGTTTCGTAAAACCTATCCCTGCTGAAGAGAGCTATATAAAGAAACCGTTCACGCTTGAGCCTTTGATGGGTACAATGAAGTACCCTAATGAATATTTAAAAAGTAAAGGTGTCAACGAAGGAGATACCGTGTGCTTTGCCCCTAACGGTGAGTACGAATTTGAAATTGATGGTGAAAAGCTATATAGGATGTATGACCATTTTGTGACAATGAAACTAGAGCCGGTATGAGTAACAGAGAGCTAAAGCTTAAAATAATAAACTCTGGATACAAGGCCATAGAGGAATTGATAAAGGTTGCAGAGGAAAGTATCGTCACCCACGAGGATGGCGATATATCAGCAGATAAGTTAAAGAATGCAGCAGCATCCAAGAAGTTGGCAATATTTGACGCATTTGAAATACTCAGTAGAATAGAATCCGAGAAAGAATCTCTTGATTACATAGAGAGAGGTATTAGTAAAGTAGACTCAAAACAAGGTTTTGCAGAAAGACGATCAAAATAGACTTTATTATGTCGTGAAGGATTTAATTCCTTTAAATGCGATTACTAATAAAAACAGAGTTCGCTCTTGGCTGTACGGTTACAATGAGCAGTACGACATTATTGTTATCTCAAAGAGCGGTCAGATAGGCGAGGTTATAAACGTATCAGGGATAAACATAGCCCTTCCTCCTGCACCTGAGAACTGCCGCAAAAGGAGCGACTCAAAAGCAGAGCAACATTGGGAGCGTGTTCCGATACCTAGAGAACTTGAGAAGATAAACTCAATCTTCCAATGGAATGAAAAGCCAATCGAGTTCAAAAATAAATGGGTTGACTATATAGAGACCGAGTTCGATTATCGTGAGCAAGGCTATTGGTTTATGAATAATGGGACTCC